TATGCAATAACTGGCGATCCAAGCTTTAATCAAATCAAAAGATGGGATGCTACGGCACCATTCGATTGGTCAACTGCATCTTTAGTCAGTACTACTACAATGACATATCAAAGTAATTCGGTTATGTCCTATTACGGGCCCGATAAGGCAGTTCATGTGAGTGGAGATGGTACTAAGTTAATTGCAGTCGGTAAATATATCAGTAATAATCATTCAAATTACGCCATAGACACTTATTCTTTAAGTACTCCTTTTGATCCTGCTTCTGCTACATATGTTGGACAATATACAGTTGCAAACGGTGGTGCAATACATTTTGGTAGTTTTACTAATGATGGTAATACATACATGTATTCTGATGATGATAGATTAAAATCTTTCACAAACCTTGCTACTACGCCAGTATTAAACACAATTACTTGGCCAGGTAATTTCTATTGGGAAGGCGGATCTGCTCCTGCTGCAACTCCAAACGATGAAACTGATATTGTAAGATTTACTACAACAGATAGCGGTTCAACATTCAATGCATGGGTAGAAAAAGACAGTGACAAGTCTGCTGGTTTTGATGGACAATATTCAAGTCTTACTGGCTCACCAACTCTTTCAACAGTTGCAACATCTGGTTCATACAACGATTTAACTAATCAACCAACTATTCCAACAAACAACAATCAATTGACTAATGGTGCAAACTATATTACCGCGGCAGACGTACCAAACACTAATACTATAGAATATACATCTACATCTTCTGCATCTGTAAATGATGTTGTAATGTTGAATACTGATGGAACTGTGACTCCAGTAGAAGTTATAACTTATACTGACTCTTTATCATTAGGGGGTGAGTACGAAGTTCAAGAAAATAATGGATGGGCATCGAACTCTACCGATGTCTCCAATGGACGCTCTATAGCATCTAGGCCGGGAAGAATATTTCCAACAGGTATAGATAATAAATTTATTCTAGCTGGTTATGATGGACTTGGTACTAATAACCAAGAAGCAGTGGCTATTATAGATTGGACGGGTTCACAATGGAATTATGGTCAAAAGTATGTAGTAGGCACAGAAATGGGAGGAAACTCTAGTTATTTTAGTGTTTCAGAAAATTCAGCTCCCTTTATTCTAGGCAGTCTTGTAAATACTAATAAGTTTTTATACCTTCAAAAAAGACAAGAAGCCTTCAGCGGTGGTCAATATAAAGGCGATTATGCCTACGGATTCGGAACTATAAGTGGAAGTACTATTTCTTGGACTAGTGCTACAGATGCAGGCTTTGGTTATGAATCTACATGGAATGAAAAAATTGTATATGATTTTGCTGGAAGTAGTGCGGGAAATTACAAATTTATAATAATGTATACCCGCGCTGATGATGGCAGTGGTACTCGTCTTAGACTAGTAAGAGGAACTTGGGATGGAACTAGTAGTTCTGTATCTTTTTCAAATGAAATTACTATAGATAGAGGTATTGACCCTAGAGGGGTTGGATTTTCTTCTATAACTGAAGGCAGATTTGCTGCCGTAAGTGGTAGTTTGAATGGGGGACCTCAGGCTGGTGATTTAGAAATTTTTGATGTAGATTGGGATAACGGAACATATACTGTAGGAAACGCCACTACTCCAGCATCTATTTATACTGGAACTTCAATGCCCGCTAAAGTCGCATGGGATCCTACAAATGATAAATTTGTTGTTGCATGGTTAGTAGGCGGCTCAGGAGGAACAAATGTTGACAATTTAAGGTATAGAACTTACGAGGCAAATGGGACCACTCCTTCAACTTATGGATCTGAAAGGAATTTTGGTGAAGACCGTTTTGAATTTGCAAATGGAGACTTTACCTTCTTATCTGGATCAAGTACTTTAGTTCATACTTATATTAGACAATTTACACAATTTTCATCCACCCATGATGCTGGATATATTCGTTCTATGGAAGTTGCTTCTAACGGGACTATTACAAACAATCAGGAGACTCCAACCTCAAACGGAGGCAACTATGGTAGTGCATCCCATGTTAGAGATAACGGCTGGCGTTATGAAGGTAGAATAGTAGTAGACCCTCACAGGAAGGGTATGGGAACTAGACTAGATCCTAGAACTCATAACAGTTCGGCAGACTCTAGTATATGGGTTGGAATGAATATTAGAGGTGAATTTGTAGAATCTAATATAGACGCTACAAAGATACATGGTATTGCAGCAACTTCTGGAGGTACTCCTGATGTCACTGTAGAGGGCGGTATTCATACTGGACTTTCTGGGCTTACTGCCGGTACTACTTATTTTGTTGTAGAAGATGGTACTATTTCTGCTACTGCCGACACTCATAATGCAAGACTAGGTATTGCTATGACAAGCACGTCTCTTGCGGTAGACCTTGTGAATGAATTAACTAATGCAAGTCTTGCTACATATGCAACAAAAGCATATGTAGGAACGGAAATATCTATTAAAGCTAATACTTCATCTCTTGCAACTGTAGCAACGTCTGGTTCATACAATGACTTAACTAATCAACCATCTCTTGCAACTGTAGCAACGTCTGGTTCATACAACGATCTAACTAATCAACCAACTATACCTTCTCTTGCAGGATATGCAACAGAGACTTATGTTAATACTGCTACTGCAAACTTAGTAGATTCTGCACCCGCAACTCTTGATACTCTTAATGAGTTAGCGGCTGCTCTAGGAGATGATGCTAACTTTAGCACTACTATACTTGCACAGTTAGGCACTGTAAGTGCTAATACTATTAGTAACGCTAGTAACATTAATGCTGTACAAGCTAATTTATCTGCTTCAGCAAGTACAGCGGCAGTAACAGTTAGTGGCGGTAATTTCTATATAGACGGAGCTCAACAAACTACTATATCATTAGAGCCAGGAAGAACCTATAAATTTGATCAAAGTGATAGTACTAACTCTAGTCACCCTCTAAGGTTTTCTACTACTTCAGACGGAACACATGGAGGCGGTTCAGAATATACAACTGGTGTTACTACCAGCGGTACAGCAGGATCTGCTAGTGCGTATGTACAAATAGCAGTAGACAATTCAACCCCTGCTTTATATTACTACTGTGCTAATCATAGTGGTATGGGCGCTTCAGTAGCAATAGGTAACCCTTTTAATACTGATGAACTTACTGAAGGTACTAGTAATTTATACTATACAGATGCTAGAGTTGATGCTCGTATTAGTGGGGGAATATCTGCTAATTTAAATATAACTAGCTCCCCTATTAAAAAATATGCAAGACTTGAATTACCAGCTAATCAAAGTATAAGTTCAACGACGCAAACTATACTTAATTTTAATACTAGATCTGAGGATAATAGCACAGCTAATTTACTTACCACTACATTAGCTGATGGAAAATTTATTATACCAGCAGGAGTAACTAAAGTAAGACTTAAAGCTTCTGCTGAAGGTAGTAGTGTAACAGATCAATTTATTATTAAAATAATGAAGAATGGTGCAAATGCTGTAACTACTAATTTTGATATATCATCTACAGGCGGGGATTTTCCTGCAGTATTTACAGGCATTGAGAGTGTTGTTGAAGGAGACTATTTTCAGGTATCCGCATATTCGCAAAATAGTAGGACAGTAAACGTTAGTTCTCTTACATGGTTTGAATTAGAAGTTCTAGAAGGATCAATATTAGATACTACTGTAAGTGCTAATGTTGCTCTTGCAGATTTAAATAATGTATCTAATACTGCTCCTGCAGATGGTCAAGCACTAATATGGAATACTTCTCAAAGTAATTGGGCCCCAGCTAACGTAGCTTCAGGAGGATCTTCTGTTTCAGTATCTGACACTGCTCCTAGTTCTCCTTCTAACGGAGATCAATGGTTTAATAGTGCTGATGGTTCTATGTATATATACTATGCAGACGGTAGCTCTAATCAATGGGTATCGGTAAGCGGACCTGCAGGGTCAACTGTTAGTGTAGGTACTACGCCCCCTAGCGGGGCTGCTAATGGAGATCAATGGTTTAATTCTGATTCAGCTACGTTATATGTATACTATGCAGATGGAAGTTCTAGTCAATGGGTAGCAGTAAGTGGCCCTAGAGGTCCTCAAGGTCCTGCGGTTCAGAACGCAGTAACAACAGGTAAGGCAATAGCAATGTCTATTGTATTTGGATAATAAAGGAGAATAAGGATGGCAAATCCTAACATAGTTAATGTCGCTACCATTACGGGTAAAACGGCGGTGCAAGCAGTTGGCACCTCTGCAACGGCAATCGTTACAAACTCAGCCTCTTCTGGCAAAGTGTTTAAGGTAAATGCGCTGTATGTGAGCAATGTTGATGGTACTAACAACGCAGAAATTACAGTAGATCTATATAGGTCTAGTACTGCTTATCACATTGCTAAAACTGTAATAGTTCCAGCTGATGCAACTTTAGACGTTTTAGCTAAAGCTATTTATTTAGAAGAAGGTGATGCTTTAAGGCTAACTGCCAGCGCTGCCTCTGACCTTGAAGCTGTATGTTCCTACGAGGAGATCAGCTAGTGCAGCGTTATAATTCATCAATTATTGGCAAAAAATCTTCAGTAGGTGCTGAATCTGCTTCTGGTATTTTTTCTGCTAATAATGTTGCTGATGAAAATAGAAGTAATAATTGGCCCGGTTTAGCTGTGGTAGTAGATCTTTTAATAGTAGCCGGTGGTGGAGGCGGTGGTAATGACGGTGGCGGTGGCGGGGGTGCTGGAGGATATAGGTCTTTCACAAGCATGCAAACTTTACTTGCCCAAGCGTACACAGTAACTATTGGCGGCGGGGGTTCTGGAAATTCGAGTGGATCAAATAGTTCGTTTGTCGGGGGATCAATAAATTTATCATCTTCTGGTGGCGGTGAAGGTGGGCAGGTTCTTGACTCTGGTACTAGCGGTGGATCAGGTGGCGGTGGCGGTGCATCTTCTGGTGGGCACACGATGGGTGGGAGTGGTAATGCTGGTGGGTATACACCATCTGAAGGCAATGCTGGCGGTAATCAAGTAAATCCCGGAAGTCCATACCCTGCTGGTGGTGGCGGCGGTGCAGGGGCTGTAGGTCAAAATTCTGGCGTTTCAAGCTCTACAGGTGCTGGAAATGGTGGAGTAGGTATTCAATCGTCAATTACAGGTTCGGCAATTTTTTATGCTGCCGGTGGTGGTGGTGGTGTTTATTCAAATGGCGGCACTGCTGGAAGCGGCGGGTTAGGTGGCGGCGGTAATGGAAATGCTAGTGGTAATAATGGCTCAAACGCTACAACCAATACTGGCTCTGGCGGTGGCGGTGCTGCATCACCACAAACAGGAGGTTCTGGCGGTTCTGGCGTTGTTATACTACGAACAACCGCAACAGCCACATCTACTACTGGATCACCCACAGTAACCCAAGATGGATCTTACAATATTTATAAATTTACTGGATCAGGGAGTATTACATTCTAATGGCACACTTTGCAGAAATAAACGATAAGAGCATTGTTCAACGAGTAGTCGTAGTCACAAACGACGTTTTGCTTGATGAAAATGGCGTTGAACAAGAAGCTTTAGGCGTTAGCTTTTGTGAGCAACTATTTGGCGGTTTTTGGAAGCAAACAAGCTACAATAGCAACTTTAGAAAGAACTTTGCTGGAGTTGGGTTTTCTTATGACGTTGCTCGAAATGCTTTTCTAGCGCCTCGCCCGTTTGTTTCTTGGACGCTAGATGAAGAAACCTGTCAGTGGCAACCGCCAGTAGCGCACCCCTTAGATGGCAATAAATATGAGTGGGATGAGGTTAATCAGGCTTGGAGTTTAATTGAATGATTGCTATATGCCAGTACTAATAAAGTAAATAACATAATTATTAATTGACAAAAAGAATATATACATGTTAACATGTATCAAGGAGTAAAAAAATGCCAATAAACTTTCCAAATAGCCCTAGTAATGGTACGACACATACAGTGTCGGGTACTACTTGGACATATAACAGTGCTAAAACTGCATGGGATATTACCTCTAGCTCTGCAACTGCTATAGGTATAGATGATTTAACAGACGTAGATATAACCACTGCTGCCCCAACAGATGGGCAAGTCCTTGTTTGGAATACTTCTAATACAGAATTCGAACCTGGAACTATTACTAGTTACTCTACTAGCGACTTTAATACCGATTTAGCAACTAAAGATACAGATGATGTAAGTGAAGGAAGCACTAATGTATATTACACAGATGCAAGAGTACAAACTAAATTAGGTGCTATATCTGGAAATGTTATTCCTGCTACAAATGTTGCTTATGATTTAGGAAGCGCAGCTTATGCATTTAAAGACTTATACCTTAGTGGTAGTACAATATCTCTAGGTTCTTTACAGATATCTGATAACAGCGGCTCTTTATCTGTTACTGCATCGGGTAGCACAGAAGACTTTGCTACTCAAACTTATGTAAATACACAAGTTAGTAACTTAGTAGACTCAGCCCCTGCGACTTTAGATACACTTAATGAGCTTGCATCGGCATTAGGAGATGATGCTAATTTTAGTACAACAGTAACAAATAGCATTGCTACAAAATTGCCCTTATCGGGAGGTGCAATGACGGGCGCTATTACAACTAATAGTACCTTTGATGGTCGTGACGTAGCAACAGATGGTACTAAATTAGATACAATAGAAACTAATGCAGATGTTACAGACGCTACTAATGTACAAGCTGCAGGTGCATTAATGGACAGCGAAGTCACTAATCTAGCAGAAGTTAAAGCATTTAGTTCAAGTGATTATGCTACTTCTACTCAAGGGACTACAGCAGATAATGCTTTACCTAAGTCTGGCGGCACTATGACAGGGGATATTGATGGTTCAGGTAACAAAGTATTATTTGCAAATATGTATGCTACAGAAGGCGATTTGCCTAGCGCTACTACTTATCACGGTATGTTTGCACATGTTCATGCTACTGGAAAAGGATATTTCGCACATGGTGGTAATTGGATAAAGATATTAGATACAAATAGTAGTATAGATGACATTAATAATGTTGATATTACTACAAGTGCGCCAACAGATGGACAAGCGTTAGTATGGAATAATTCAGGTAGTAAATTTGTTCCTGGAGACGTTTCTAGTGGGGGTGTAACTTATTATGCTAACGTTAGCTCTTTACCTTCTTCTGGTACAAACGGAGATACAGCCTACGTAGCTGGCGATAATAGATTATACATATTTAATACAGACAACTGGGATTCTGTAGAATTTGATTCTCCTAGCTATAGTATAGCATTATCTAGTACTGCTATAAATGAAGGGGGCACTTTAACAGTAACAGTAACTACTGCTAATGTACCTGGAGAGCCTACTTTATACTGGGATACAGATGCTCCGGCTGAGTTTAGTGTTTCTAGCGGTAGCTTTAATATAAGCGGTACTACAGGATCTTTTACTTTAACTCCTATTTCTGATGGGGTAGATGAGCCTGAAAAAACTTTTACTGTAAGAATACGAACAGGCAGTACAAGCGGAACTATAGTAGCTACTTCTAGTGCTATAACTTTAAACGATCCTTCAGTGTGGTCTCAAGAAGCATTATTGCTTCCTGCTTCTGCTGATCCTCTAGATAAGATTGGAGAGAGAGTTGCTATATCAGGAGATACTGTTATTTTAGGCGCTCCACTAGATGACGATACAGCAACTGATTCAGGCGCGGCTTATATATATACAAGATCAGGAAGTAGTTGGACATTACAACAAAAGCTTAAAGCTTCTGATGCTCAAGCAAATGATGGTGATAATACTACAGCTTTTGCTATATCAGGAGATACTGCTGTTATAGGTTTACAGGATGAAGATACCACTGCTCTCTCAGCTGGTTCTATATATGTATTTACACGTTCAGGCACTACTTGGACAGAACAACAAAAAATTCAAGCTTCAGATGCGGCTGAAAATGATAGGTTTGGAGTATCTGTAGGTATAGATGGAGATACTATTGTTGTAGGCGCTAACTACGAAGATGATACTGATTCTAATGCTGGATCTATATATGTATTTACACGTTCTGGCAGTACTTGGACACAACAACAAAAAATTCAACCTTCAGACGTGGCTGCCTTTGATGAATTCGGTTATTCTGTGGCTATATCTGGAGACACCATTATAGCAGGAAGTGTATGGGATGATGATACTAATAGCGGCTCTGGTTCCGCTTATATATTTACACGTTCAGGTACTACTTGGACGCAGCAACAAAAGTTAACTGCTAGTGTATCTGAAGCAAGTGCTAGATTTGGAACTGCCGTAACTATAGATGGAGATAGTGCAGCAGTTGGGGTACCTTTTGAAAATGTAAGTAGTGTATCGGACTCAGGAGCTGTATACATATTTACCCGTTCAGGAACTACTTGGTCAGAACAGCAAAGAATACCTCATCCTAGCCCTGGAGCTAATGATCACTTTGGTAAATCTATAGACATAGATTCAAATAATATTATTATAGGTGCAGAAAATATAGATAGCCCTTCTTCTAATTCAGGTAAAGCTTATATATATAAACGTGGAGGAAGTACTTGGAATCTATATTCAACCTTACAAGGATCTAATACTGATGAGAACGATGGCTTTGGGTCAGGAGTAGGAATAGAAGGAGAAAGTGCAGTTATAGGCTCTAGACTGGGAGAGACGGGATCTGGTAGCGGTAGTGGCTTTGCTCATATATTCACGCTTCGTAAAACTTATTCAGTAACCCCTGCTTCAAGCAGTATTAATGAAGGTGCAGCTTTAACTGTAAACGTATCTACAGGTAACGTAGCTAATTCTAGTACTTTATATTATACTCTTACTAACTCAGGTGACTTTACAACTTCTAGTGGTAGTTTTACTATAAATAATGATGCAGGATCATTTACAGTTACTCCCACAGCAGATGCTACTACAGAAGGATCAGAAACTTTCCAAATAGAAATTAGAACTGATAGTATAAGCGGCACCATAGTAGCTACTTCTAGTACTATAACTATTAACGATACTAGTATAACACCGCCTCCTTTTGTAACTGGAGGAGATAAAGCTATTATAGCTCACGGAAGAGGTAATACCGGATCAGGTGCAGAATATTTTCAAAGTAGAGATGTAAAGCAAATTTCGACTACAGGCAATGCTTCTTTCTTTGGTAATCTAGGCTTTGGTAAATATGCAAGTGGTCTTGCTGCTGTAAGTAACGGAACTAGAATTGTTTTTGCAGGAGGAAGAGGGGGTAGTTCTAGTGGTGTTGACTATTCTCAAAATCCTGGCAGTCAGATAAACTATTCTTCTATGGACTATTACTCTTCCGTTTCTATTGCTTCTGCTTCTAACTTTGGTAGTTTAACTGCAGGTAAAGCAGAGCTAGCTGGTGCTGGTAATGGAACTTATGGTCTTTTTGCAGGGGGTGGGGCTTACTCTAGCTATAGCATTAGTAGTTGGTTTGCAAATATAGAAAGAATTACTGTAAGTACTACGGGTAATGCTTCTTATTTTAGTACTTTACCTGCTATCAGAGCGTGGATAACTGGAGCAGCAGACTCTACTAGAGCTCTATTTTTTGGAGGGGTTAATAGTAGTTATACTAAGTTCAACGAAATTAAATATCAGAACTTTACTAGTTCTGGTACTAGTGGTGACTTTGGCGACTTAACTATTGCTAATCAAAAGGCGGCTGCTACCGCAGATGCTACGAGAGCAGTTATATTTGGTGGTCAGCCTGCAGGCAATTCAAATCATATAGACTATGTTACTATACAAACAACAGGTAATGCCACAGATTTTGGAGACTTAGTTTATGTAACTAGCGAAACAGGCGCATCTAGTGATGGTACCTATGCTTTATGTACTGGAGGAAGTATATCTAATCTATTTGGAGAAGAAATGCAAAGAGTAACTGTACAAACAACAGGTAATGCTAGTTATATAGGGGATCTTACAAAACCAGCTCTTGCCGCAGCAGCATCTGGTACTTAATACAAATTAATTATAGTTAGGTAAATAATATGAATAATATAGTAACTAAACCGCTTGCGTTCTCTCTTCCAGCAGAGGCTAGCGACAATATTAATCAAGTAGCAGCTGCTAGGGTAGCTGAAAAACTACCAATGATTGAACAAGCTTCTAGAGCGTTTGATAGAAATAATTCTCAAACAACTTTAAATATGATGACCCTTACAATGCTTAATGGACATTCTCCGTATAGAATGCTACGTCAAGTAACTGCAGAAGTTGAGAAACGTAAAATGGCCTTATCTGAAGCTCAGGTATCTCATGCAGAAGTCCGTGTAGCAATTATGGAACTTGAAGGTCACTCAGAAAATGATATTGTAGCTGAAGCTAAACTTAGAAATAGGCGTCATTCTTTAGTAGCTTTAGAAAATAAAATTAATGGGTCTGTAAAAGATATTGCAACCCTTATTGATTCTTATGAAAATATTAAAGAAAAATTTGAAATAGATGAGTGGGATGAAGAAGCTTTTGAGCGTGAAGAAAAACGTCATCATGTTCGTAGGGGTTTTGAGCTAATGTATCGTAATCTAATGGATGGTTCTAGAGCTAACACAGCTACTATTGAGTATATGCAGCAATACGGTATACACCCCCAAGTAGCACTTACAGAAGTAAGCGGTTATATTAAATATAGTGCAGAACGTATAGCTAATAAACAATTTTTACATTCAAACGACTTAGAAGATTTTTTAGATGAGATGGCAGATAAATACTATAAAAGTGCTGATGCTACTTCTGAACGAATTTTTGGAAAATCAGATTTCTTAAATACAGACTATATGATGAGGTTAGAAAAACCAAAGGAACAATAAGATGGCTATTATTGAATATAAACTACATAAAACAAACTCAGGACTAATAGCTCCCGAATGGGTAGAAGATGGCGGCTATTGGCTTGATCCTGATGATCACACTTTAATAGGTTGGTCTCCTGATGAATCAGCAAGAAAATATCATATTCCTGATACTGTAACTTCTCATACTAATTCTGAGTTAGTAGCAAGAGTATTAGATATTCATTCTCGTTACCCTATAAAAAATGAACAAGGTGCTGACTTATCAGACTCAGACGTTACTGATATGGTTGACGGCTGGTTAGCTACTAGAACTTAATTTAGAAAGAATTTAAAATGAAAAAAGCACTTATTACCGGTGTAACAGGTCAAGATGGAGGATACTTAGCAGAGTTACTACTATCTAAAGGCTATGAAGTACATAGTATTAAAAGGCGTACAGCTGCAGATTATGTAGAGCGAATTCAGCATCTATTAGGTGCTGATAATTTTTATTTGCACTATGGAGATTTAACCGATACTGGTTGTTTAATGAAGCTATTTGTAGCACATAAGTTTGACGAAGTGTATAATCTAGGAGCACAATCTCAAGTTAGAGTTAGTTTTGATATACCTGAGTATACGGCAGATGTAGATGCTTTAGGTACAGTTAGGCTTTTAGAGTGTATAAGAACTTTAGGTCTTATAAATCATACTAAGTTTTATCAAGCATCTACTTCTGAGCTGTATGGTAAAGTACAAGAAACTCCTCAAACCGAAACTACTCCTTTCTATCCTAGATCTCCATATGGTTGTGCTAAGTTATATTCTTACTGGATAGTGCGTAACTACAGAGAAAGTTATGGTATGCATGCTTCTAATGGTATTTTATTTAATCACGAATCTCCTTGGAGGGGTATTGAGTTTGTTACTCAAAAAATTATTTCTGGCGTAGCAAATATTCATAAACAAAAGCAAAGCTCTATTTCTTTAGGCAATTTAGATGCTCAAAGAGATTGGGGTCATGCTAGAGACTTTGTAGAAGGCATGTGGCTAATGACTCAACAAGAAAGTTCAGACGATTATGTGCTAGCTACTGGAAAACTACATTCTGTTAGAGATTTAGTAGAGATAGCATTTGAAAAAATTAATATGCCGCTTTATTGGGAAGGTGAAGGACTTAGAGAGATAGGGTACAGTGAAGATGGAACTCCTCGAGTTCATGTATCTCCAGAGTTTTACAGGCCCGCAGAGGTAGATTTATTACTAGGCAGTGCCAAAAAAGCAGAAAAAATTCTAGGTTGGACTCCTAAGACTACTTTTAAAGAACTAGTTAATGAGATGATAGAATTTTCTTTAAATAAAAACTAGTATTGCATTTTTTTGCTCTAATTAATCATTAGGTGTTTACCCATTTTTATGTTATGATACTCTATAATCTAATTATAGGAGGTACTTATATGTTTGATAATGATCCTTTTGACGACTGTACTCATTGGATAGGTGTTATATAATGAATGATATGCTACATATGGTAGAAATTTTAGAAGACATTTTACGCGCAGATAACCCCGTAGCAGAAGCTAGGCTGCAGCGTAAAAAGCTACTATTCAAGCTAGAACAGCTAGAATCTGAAATGATAGAAGATATTAGAGGAGCTTATGATGAACCGTTCTTATCGTGATATTAGTTTTATTCGGGAAGAACACTGTAAAGTTTTTCCTAACAGTGTTAAATCTGTTTTTGAAGAAGAAGTATTACACGATGTTTATAAGTGGTTTCTTTCTCTTCCCGCAGGCTCTACTTTATCTGTAGGTAAAGAAGTAATTGATGCTTATTGGAAAACTAAGTTAAGCTAATGCTAACTTGCTGTAATAGTTGTAGTATAATAAAAGAAGAACAGCTTATAAAAGTTAAAAAGTACAGCTTTACCGTTACTATTTATTTGTGTGAAAACTGTGGTTCTATGAAAAATAGAAGCAATGTAACAGAAGCGTCACCACCAAAGTCTTTAAAAAGCCGCTAGACAGCGGCTTTATTTTTTGGTATTATAAATTATAATAATGAAAGGAAAAGTAATGCCTAACTGGTGTGAAAACGTAATTTATATTAAAGGCCCTCTACAAACCTTGGTTCCTATTTTTGAATCTATTATTGATAGCGACGATGAAGTAGGTTTTCTAGAAAATCTAGTACCTATTGGGGAGTGGGACTATGGAACTGCGGTAGAAGAGTGGGGAACTAAATGGGATGTAGATGCTTCAGGCTTAGATTTTAAACTAGAAGGCGATGGTATGTGTTCTATCGAAGGTTCATTTAATAGTGCATGGTCTCCTCCTATAGCAGCTCTAAATACTTTTTGTAATAATAATCAAGCTACTTATGCTAAGCTTTACTATTATGAGCCTGGATTAGCTTTTGTAGGTAAATGGACCTCAGAAGATGAAGATGAGTGTTATGAGTTTTCAGAGGCTACTAGTAAAACTATTGAAGACGTTATACCAGAAGATTTAGATGATATATTTGGTATATCAGATGCAATTAAAGATTGGGAAGAAAGTCAAGAACAATGAGTATGTTTACAGTACACGTTTATAGTAAGGGCTCAGAGTCTAAGCATATTGACTCTTTTATTCTTACAGCTGATGGGTTCGCAGCAGCACAAGTAGAAGCTGCTCAAGAAGTTAGAGCTAAATATACAAATGCTTATGTTGGAAAAGTAGAGAAACTTTGATATGTGGACACTAGTATTTATTTATCTTTATAGCTCTGAACCTTTTGTAGTAAAATATGAAAGCTATTCTTCTATGTACGATTGTTTTTTTGCTAGAGAAGCACTAGGACAAGAACTTAGTGGTATAAGTGGGCATTTTCCTTTAGGTCAGCAAGCTATTTGTATAAAATCAAAAGGTGAGGAAGTATAAATGGATGAAGACCAATATCTACAATCTATGAACTGGGAAGCTAAAAAAGACTTAACTATTAAAGAGTTAAAAACTTTGTTTAACTTTCATAACCTTGATTATCATGTCAAAAAATGTAAAAATGGTATAGCAAAAGTAAACTTTATTATAAAGGAAGACTAATGTTTGAGCAGTTAAAATTTTTTAAACGAACATGGTTGTCTAAAGATTTGCCGCTTATGCAGGCTCATAAAACTTATGGTAAGTATGAGCTTAGTGTAATACTAGAACCAGGAAAGATGCTATATGAGGTAGCAATTTTAGATCAGCTTGGTAAGTTCGTAATATTACCTGGAATTCATAAAGATTATGAAGAAGAGTGGTGTGATGATGTAATTCCTTGTTTGGATAAAAGCCAAGTTTCTGTTATTATGAAGAAACTAGAATTGTTAATGTTAAAAGAAGGAGCATAACTTGTCAAATACTAGAGGTAATATTAAAGGAGCTATATGGGCTTCTGCTATTGTAGCTGCTATTATTGCAGTTCTTCCGTTAGCTATTGTTATGACTTATGAAGACTATCCTAAATACTGTAAGATGAGTATTTTAGTTCCTTGTGTTGGAGTTTCTCATGACTAATAGCTATGCACATGCAGATGACTTTGTTACTATCACAAATCTTAGTAACGGATGGTTACTATTAGAAATTTTAGACGAAGATGATGATGTAGTTAAATCTATCTATAAGTACGGTAGATGGTGTTCAGGATGGCATATTGATGTGCATGGATATGTTAATGATTGTAGCTCTTATACTTCATACTTAGACGCTAAGAAAGCTCTTATTAAGCAGCTTGACTTAGAAAACAAAGATGATCTTAGTTTAAGCTCGTCATTACTTCACTGGGCTAATTGCTTTAGAAATGGGTCACTAAACGATCAGCACTCTGAACGTATAGCTAAAATACTAGAACTAGCAGCTAATGATATTAGTTTTGAAAAGCAGTTAAACAACTATTACAAAACATAAAGGGGCTAACATGAAAGTATCAATTGAAAAACCTAATTCAAATTCTGGAACTCAAAATGTAGATGTGCAGGTTGAGGATTGGGATACTTGGAATGTAGACATAACGCTGTCTCATATTATAGTCCCTCTACTTCGTAAATTTAAAGAACGTAATCATGGATATCCTGAACCTCTTGATAAAGAAAAGTGGGATAATATGTTAGACTCTATGATTTATAGCTTTGAATTCAAAACTAATAATACTGATGTGTTAGACGTTTGTTTAGATTCTTGTGTGAATAACCATTCAAGCGAAGCTTGTAAAAAGTGCATGGAACGTACACAAGCTAAAGTTTCTGCCGGATTTTTGCTATTTGGCATGTATTTTGAACATCTTTGGACATAAGGAGAGTATAATGAGTGATTATCAATTAAATTTTTTAGATCGTCGTGTGCAGTATCTTGAAGGTAGAATTCAAGAATGGGAAAAAGTTATTGACCAGTTGATGAAGAACGAGTCTTTTATGCACGCTCTTGAAGTAGCAGAAATGAAAAAGGGTAAAGCAGTTAATACTGATTCTTCTTATGTAGTAAAGGCAAACTATAATGACTAGAGAAGAATTTTTTAAGTGGTTAGATACTGTTATAGACCAAGGAATTGTAGATTGGGAAGTAGCAGAAGATTTTGCTGATGGAACTCTGTTGATTAGATTTACTAACACAGATCTATCTGACGAATGATAACTTATATAGACATAGCACTAGCTATTGTTTATGCATGGTTCATATTAAACACGTTTTTTGTACCGTTTATTGGACCACTACTAAGCTATGGTATATATGAGTTTTGGATTAAATATTGTAAATATAGAAAGATGTATAAATGAGTGAATATACTATTTGCACGGCTATTCAACAGTTTAGAATTAAATATGTAGTGCCTACAGAAGTAGCTACTTGTGACCCAGAAATTTGGATTAAAGATTCAGTAACTTGTGCAGAACTTAATGAGTTTAGTCAAGAAGATTTAGGTGAGGTTATTATTGATACAGCTACTATCTCAGAAGATGAACTGCTTAAGCTGTTTGACAAAGAAAATGACTATCTAGCTGGTTGGCCTCGTGAACAAAAGATTGCGCATATTCGTAATTGGAGAGACACTTTTAGTGATAAAACTGCATGACTCCTCAAGAACAATTTGAATATAAGCTTGCTTGGAAGCCTGGATATGTGGTAAGATTACATAGTGACTTAGTAGATCGAGGTAAAACATTTTGCAGTCGTGTTTGTGAACGACATCAGTGGAGTGTTACCACATGGACAGATGTGTATGAACATAGCTTTCACTTTGAGCTGCAGCATCATGCACAAGAATTTAAAACAACAATGGGAAGGTTTGCAGACCAATGAATCGTAGATTAGCTAAAGCTCGAGCAGAGCATGAACAATATCTTTCTCGTCTTGGTGTTCGTGGCACCGGTGGAAAACGCAGTGTTCATTCTATTCCAAACTACCGTGAAAATCGTAGTCAAGTTATTAGCTCTAATGCTGTACCTGAAAATGGTACTGCACGGAGTGCGGTTAAATATACAGGCAATGAAATTGCAGGTATTGTAACTACTCATAAGTCTAATCTTATGCCTATTCGTCGTGATAACCCTCAAGCAGCTGTTGATGCAGCGTCAATGAGACGATAAATGAGAGTATTTACAGCAGATCAGATTGAACAGACCTTGCGTAAGCGTGATTCTGAAACTTTTGGAATTTACATGGGTGTACAAGAAATTAAAAATACCTATGCAGATATTAAAGTAGGACGTACTGTTAATGTGAAAGCTATTCAACGAGGTAGAAGTCAAGGAGGCGCTAATTGGTGGTTTTTATATTTTTGGCCTTTAAAAGATAAAGAAGCTACTCATAAAGCAGAAGCAGCGCTTAAGCCTTTGCTAGCACAATTTAAAGTTAAAGGAACTCAAGGCACAGGACAAACAGAGCTTTACTCGTTTGATGAGCTATACACTATGTATCGCATAATATCTTCTGAGCTAGGCCCTTGTGCTATGAGTAATTCAGGAGTTTGGGAATCTGAAGTGCTTGAAGGTGGTTTAGTAACCCTTCCAGGACCTCTTCTTCAAGAGCTAGGATGGTACGAAGGAGATACTTTGAATTATAGTTTTGATGGAAACTCTGTTTATGTTAGTAAGCATGTCGAATCTTGATTTTACCCCTGCAGCCTGCTTTATGCTTTTGGTACAACACTTCTATGTAAGCGTACCAAATGTAACAATAACTTCAATATGGATTTAAGATGTTTGAAGCAAAAACTTTTGAAAAAAATAATAAATCTGTTAGCATTGAGCTAGTAGATGAGGAGTTTGTAGCACAGTTTTATAGTAACAATGAGTTGGTTGGAATAATATCTTATCCCAATAAAAGTTGGAGTTATGTTACTAGCGCTGCAGAAAATTGGTTAAATGATATACTTACTGAAAGCACTGTTCGCAGATACTCAAACTCTTGAAGAAGAAGTAGTTGAAATAGAACAAAAACTAGCTGAGTGTCGTGCAGCAATGCGTGAGTTTTTAACTGAAAATCCTCAATTTAACTATCTACAGCAAAGCAGTGGCTGGGTAGACCCTGAAGTTGATGCAATAGCAAAAGATATTTTAGCAAGCATAAAAAAGGATAAATCATGTACAAAGTAACAGCTCTATTTCGTTCTAAAAAAATAGTTGAACTGTTTTATAGTTTGAGCGATGCTACAGAGTATAGAGATCATTTAGATGCGCACTACGCACAAAAAGTAACATTTAGAAAGGTACGATCAATGAGAGAATGGGTATACAATTGTTGGAATGGAGTAATGGATCATCGCATTAATCCACTACGAGCTATTCCAGATTTAAATACACGACATATGATTATGCAAACTCTTGCTTGGATGTGGTGTATTGTATTTGGTATTTTTGTGGGAAGCATGTATGCCGGAGTGATTAGTATGATGGCTCATGCACTGTTACTTGCCGCTATAGCTATAACTGTAGCTACTTTTGAAACAGCTAAACGTCGTCCAAATCTATTTACACGCCATAGTGGTGGGGTATTTCAACTGCAAGATTTAGAAATCCTTACCAAGGGACAGCAACCTATCAAACAAACACTTGGAACAAATGAGAAAACAACGCTAATGCAAAGTCCAGTTTTTGAAAAGGGATATCCAAGCTATGAAGCAGTTAATGGCATGGGCGATTTAAAATTTACAACAGCAGGAGACTATATGGCTATGACTACTGAAGGACCTTTTGAAGAAGCATTTCGAGCAGATACTGCAGGCGTTGTGCGTAGAGAAATTATTAGCTATCGAGTGGAAAGAGGTATGATGATTAAACATTGTGCTTCGCGTGACTACTATGAGTCAGGTGATTATCATGATAGCGTTAACACTACACCACTACCTGTTCGATGATGTTAGTAATTAGAGATCGTGAAGGCAACATTCTTGGATTAACGTCACGCAACGAAGATGCTACTCGCATAGGCGATCAAAGTGGGGTAGACTTTATTATTGAATGCATAGAAGATCAAGCAAGCATTTCAGAAGTTTATCGTGCTTATTATAAAACGAGAAGCGCATGACAGACTATAGAGATTATGCGCTAGAGTTATGCTTAGATCGTGGATATGATTTAGAAGATATGCTGCGAGCCGCACTTACTTATATGAGCCAAGATGATGTTGCAGATATGCTAGCATGCAATGGTTATCCAGATATAACAGAAGGACGTCATCCTAATGCCTGATATCTATTGTTCATACTGCGGAGAGCCGTGGGATATTGGAGAGATGCATGATGTACCTGATACTAATGTAGGTACAATGAGCTATGGCGATGCCGCAGCTGCGTTTATTAAGTATGGTTGTGGTATTTGGATGGATCGTAGGGAAGGAGGCGCTATAAAAGCATGTACGGCTCCTATCGTTTCTGAACACGCTGCACAACGTGCAGTACGCTTACACGCTATAAGCATCCATCCAGAAGAGTGGTTTTAGCATGAATAGCCTTGATTGCTGGAGAACTCAATATACTACGCTGCTACAAATAGCTTGGTACTGTGCACAACAACCTCTTAGACGTAGTTATAAGCTGCAGATGGTAGATCGTGCACTACGCGCAGCTAGCGATATACTAAGTTCAGAAACTACTCGTGTTCATAATAATACTGGAAGTTGTATTCAATGGTGTTTACTTTGGACACAATCAGCACAGCAACTATACCTAGATAATCGTCAAAGTACACACCGCAAAACTTGTGATCTGCGCCATGCAAACTCAAAACGTTTTTTCTCTGTAGAACATCCACACCCACTAAAAACAGTTAAAACAGCCTTGCTAGATGGTATGGATTATGATACACTAACTGAATGGATGGAAAAGCATGGACGCGCAGTAATAGTTACTCAAGACGAACTAGCTAAACTTCCACAACTAGGAGAGCATAGATATGAAAAACTTAACATCAGATACAGCAGATTTGATCCAGGAGCTGTTACCCGCACTAGATGAACTTATAGCCCTATTAGAATACTATGATAATGCAACTTATCGTGCTACTGTACAGTCTATAGCATCAGCACTACAAAGCCGTGGATTAACAAGTTATGACGATCGTGGGCAAGTCTTCGACCCTGCTCGTCATGAAATTCACAATATACATCCTAAAAGCGACTGTGATCATGATGCAGTTTCTAAAACGCATACACGAGGATATTGCATTGACAATCAAGTTATTAGAAAGAGTATTGTAGACATTTTTACACCAGAGGAGAAACGCATTGAACACACAAATACTTAACACACTTAAAGCTCATGCTCAGTCAGAACTAGATGTTGCAGCACTAAATGTAAACATCTATCTAAATTCAAGTACTGGTATTGGTGAGCATTCAGATATTGCACAAAGCATTCAGCACCAACTAGATTCAATGGCTGCTGCACAAGGTAGACTAGATGCTATTGACTACCTACTACATCAATCTATAGAAGGAGTTTTTAATGAACCTACCTAACAACTATACTACTGCTATAGCTATTATTGCCTGTTGCTGTGCTCTTTATTTAGTTCAAGATGTAGCAAAGCACTGGCTAACGCTAGCATATGAGCACGTAGATTAACTAAGTCTAGCCTGTCATTGAGCGATTAAATGTACAGCATTTACCTATCTATAACTAATTCGTACAGCTTAATTTTCATATTCTCAATGCTGAAAATTAAAACTTACAAGCTTATCGCTCAATGACTACTTGACTTTAATGCAAATTATGCTAATATAGTTACATGAGTTAATAATGAATACAGAATGGATTATTTATATAGTTTTACTATTACTTATAACAATTTTAGGTATCTCTTAGACTTAACCTTAATTCTAAAGATTCTAAGGTAATTGCATAGATTCTTAGGCAACTTAAGCACTCATAGGCTAGAGACAACGATCTCATTAGCGGAGACTAAGGGGAAAGTGCGCGGGGTAAGGATTGTAACTCGAAACGAAGATTTCGTTAGGGGGTTAGCTTTCATTTTTTCTCCGTATAACTTATTAAGTGGGAAAGCTCTGTCTTTTTTCTAGTTATTGTTATTTTAATACTACCAGAGAAAGACGTTGATTTTTAACTAGAATTATTCAATTATTTTGCCAAGCAAGTATTATTTCAATTTTTCTGGTATTTTTCGTGAAGCGCAAGCTTTTTTACCGATTTTTACTGGTTTTTAAGATTAAATAAAAAAAGGAGCCTCAAAAGGGCTCCTTTTTTCGTTTTTAGCAATAACGTGGTCTTACTTTAGGAAATCCAGCATCAGGAAACTGTTCTGTAAACCCTTTTACTACATAATCTAGTCCATTAGTATGTTCTGTTAACCAGTTACGAAGTTCTACAGCATATTCTTGAGCTTGTTTTAGCGAATAAAAGCTACGAACTTTATCATGATGTTCTAAATCACCAGCCGTGTACCACCAACCGCCCTCTTCGGGGCCTCCGTAGTTCTCGCCTGTTGAATATATACCAACGCTCCACCAATAGTACTTTTGTTCATCATCTAAATCTTCAGTAGAAGCATCAGATTGACAGTTAGGACACACAACGTCATAACCTGTATCTAGACGCTCACCATAAGTGTGAGCATAGTTGCAGTGTCCACATTTAATATAATTATCAGATTCGATCAAACCTTGCATGATTATTCCTTTTTTTAGCCATTAAAAGATAAGGGGGCCCGAAGGCCCCCCGTGTGTTCATGTTGCACCACGCTTAGGCAACTCGCAGCTTTTCAATAAGCCTAGCCAGCGCGGGCTTAGTAGCACCGGTGAAGCCGGTGACATCAAAGCATACAATTTGCTCCAAGTTATTCAACAGTTCCTTCTTCGAAGGACCCATATCTTTTGGAGCTGCCTTGGCTTTAGGTGTAGCAACATAAACACCTTCGCGCACGAGCTTTGACCGTACTGACCGTACTGACTTGCTAACAGCAGATGCGATCTCTTCAAGACCGTCATTGCCTAGCTCGTTGTACATTTCAACGATCATTTCTACTTGTGCGTCTGTGTAGTTTACTGTAGTGTTAGCCATATTTGAACCTCTTTCTATATAATTGGCTTCTGAGCTGGTTCGAGGCGCTCATTTCCCTCATCAACATAATCAATATACGATAAAAACAGCAAGTAAGCAAGAAGAAAGATGAATCTTCTGCTTCTCTGCTGCTCTCTATTTTTTTATGGGACTTGACTTTGATGAGCGGGCGCAGCTAATTTACGCTTGACAACGCTATAGTTTTTCCACTATAATAGTGGCGCTAGACTATTAAATAATTACTTCGAATGCCTACTAGGGTCCACGAAATATGATAGTTGAACTACTACTTGGCCCGGCGCTAAAGATAAAGCAGACTTACGTTTGGGAGCAGCTTAAATTGTTTTTCTACTTGCATTCGGGTTGTTGAACTACTACTATAGGCGGCGCTAAAGGCGCCTCATTCAACTTTAAGTTGTGTCAAGAGAGAAAAAGATCAATGAAATCAATAAGTTAGGAGCCGGGGCGCCTTGGGGCCTAAGCCCCTGATTTAACTTAATAATTCTGATATCTCATCGTCATTCATTAAGTCTTGAGCCTCTAGGCAAAGAGCTGCCCCTTCTTCTGCGCTAAGGCCATCATTATAAGCGTCTCGGCTTAGCCAGTCTGCTAGACAGTCCTGCCCTAAGCCTATAGAACGTTCTAAGATACGATCGACTTCTGCAAACCATTCTTTATATGTATTTGAGTGTTTATTCATAATAAGTTACTCCTTTTCCTGCTGGTGGTAGTGATCTCCAAAATTCATCAGCGCTTTGCTGCTGTTCTGGTGTTTCATAAGGACAACCCCCTAGATTACAAGGCATAGCAATCTTATGAGGTTTATTATCTGTCTCAGCATATAAGTTTATGCCACAAACTTTACATTTGCCGACAGCCTTCCATTCAACTCTTCTAGCCATATTATCTCCTTTAATTATTAGTATCAGTTTTAAAATGTTTCTGCAATAGTAAAAAAAGTGTTTGTTTTCAGTATCTTAGAGCTTTTGGGGCCCCGCCGCCTAACCCCTTGATATTAAAAGAAAATTAAGTATATAAGACCGCCTAAAACTACCGTTTCGGATATAACAGAGTAAACGATATAAGCCTTTAGTATATAAGGAAGCGCAAGTTTAATTTTAGCCATTTTTTCAGCCTCGGGTTGTGGGGGGCTTGCGCTTTGCAAGCCCCAGTTTAATTATGCAGCAAGAGCCTGAGAACCGTCAACGCCTAGTCTCAGATTGATATCTCTCCAGACTGATCCAGAAAACTCTGAAGGTTTAGAAACGATAGGCATAGGCTTTTTGCGGTGCAATGCTTTAAGCAAAATATCGCTTTCAATTAGGCAGTCATGCCATGCAATATGGCGTTCTTCAAAATCTTCTTGCATGAATTCCCAACGGTACGCGCTTTCCGCAGACGTTGAAAAGTATTTGCCAGACTTTGAAGGATTGGCGCGATAATTAAGAGGAACGCTTTGCCCCCAAAAATCCCAAATATCGAGCAGAGGAAAAGCGTTATCTAACCAACGCGCAGAGGTGTCATTGTGCAAAACTTGCAAAGTGCGGGGCAGATGCGTAAAATCAAAACGCGCATTGTAAGCGCATAGAATGACTTTATGACCCGCAGCGGCAAGCGCATTAATTTGCGCGTTGTATTCTGCGCGAACGTCATCAATAGATGCGGGCACAATTTTGTGGCTGTAAGCATCATCAAAATAATGACCCATTTTTTCAGCGAAAAAAGGCAGATCAAGTTTGAAGGCTTCACGAATAACATAAGAGCCAGAACCATATTCCCGACCTTTTCGGTCAACAATGCGCCAAGCAATATCAAACGCAATACGCTTGCGCATGGTGGTTTCAATGTCGGTTACAACGAAAAGAGTAGGCTTGAAAGGCATTTGTAAATTCTCCTGTATGCTTTACCCTTATAGGTGTAAAGCAAAAACGTCAGACTGTCAAATAAAAAGAATCGTTTAAAATCAATGACTTAGCCTTTTTCTGCTAACTAAAAAACTGTTTGTTTTCAATGACTTAGCTCGCGGGGGGCCCCGGCCCGTAAGTGTTTGATATTAAACACTTTTTTCAGTGTCAAGTAAAAAGGGGCAAGGTTGCAGCCTTGCCCCCTCTGGTTTATGCCACCTTAGAGGCGAATGCAATCAGAGATTGCAAACCTTCTTTGGTTGACCCCGAAAGTGGAGTAACATCAAAACCAACCATTTCTTCAAGCTGATTTAACAGCTCTTTTTTGGTTGGGCCTTGATCCCGCTTAGGTGCAGCGGCTTTAGGGGTGGCGACATAAACACCCTCACGCACGAGTTTCGAACGAACTGACCGGACAGATTTGCCCACGGCGTCAGAGATATCTTGCAGACCTTCGTTGCCGAGATCCGCATACATAGAAACGATTTGCTCAACTTGAGCGGTGGTGTAGTTTGCAGTTTTAGTTGTAGCCATAATTGGCCTCCTTTTGTTTGAGGGTTAATATAATATTTATAGCTTTAAAATAAGCAGAATGCAAGAGAAAAGAATCGTTTAAAAACAAGGACTTAGCATTTTTTTTCAATTAAAAAATCGTTTAAAATCAATGACTTAGCCGCCGGGGCGCCCTTGCCCGTAAGTGCTTGTTTTTAAAGGATTAAACAGCGGTTAGCTGTTCAATCCGTGAGTCAAGGTTTTCGCATAGCCATTTAACAGCTTCTTGCCAATCTTTAAATGGCTCATTGGTGTCATGGTTTCCCGTTGCCCAAATCCCATCATTTTCTTCGTCGTAGCATACGACTTCAAAATTGCTATTTTCTTCGATCTCTCCATAGCAATCACAGATGCCGCCATCTGGACGTGTTATCATTAAGTGGCGCATATTTCCTCCCATGCGTTTTTCGTGACATTCTAACATTAATTCGTGAGTATATTCCATAACAACCTCTAGTTGAGTTTTGCGGGATCTAGTACCGCAATACCAATTTTTCGGATAGCAGAACGGACACTTTGCGCGTCATCAAACATCACTTTTGAAGCTCTTTTAAACTGGCGGAGGCTTAAAAAGGATGAAAGCTGTTTCGCCTTAAGTGATCCGTCTGCTTCCATATTTCCCACAGGGCGAGAAATAATCTTGTGAGCAACCATGTTATTCTTTTTTAAGAATTCATAATCTGCGCTAGACATATTTCTAGCAGTGCAAATTATCACATAATCGCCTTTATCTTTACGGTTGCTGATTTCCTTGGCTAAAGGAAGCAGCTTGTCTTGAGCTATCTTTTCAGGCGTAGCGTTGGCAAACCAAGCCGCCAAGTTTAGCGTACCATCTGCAAGAGTAGCTTGCCGATGCGAGCTATCAACACAGGTTCCGTCTAAATCAAAGATAGAAATATTTTTAATCATTAGTAAATTCTCCTTATATATAACTTATAAAGAATAAATCAGCTGAAGTCAACAGAAAAGAATCGTTTAAAATCAAGCACTTAGCATTTTATTTGAATTAAAAAACCCTTTAAAATCAATAACTTAGCGAGCGGGGCGACCCCCCTGCTAACCCCTTGATATTACACACTTTTTTAGCGGTGCGGCTAACCCTTTGATATTAAAGGGTTTTTTGCGAGGCTAGGGCCAGTCTTGCTCCTGATCCAGCCGCCACTCAGCAAGCTCCCGATCGCTGAATTCTTGCCAATAACAGAACCGCCATTCTTCAGGGATCTGGTGATAGCCCTCGACTTGGATAGAAACTTCCGTGCCGCACTCATCGTAACATATAGCAGTTTTTACAGACATAAATATCTCCTAAAAGGGTTGTGGAGAAGCCTAAGCTTCTCCCATTTTTTTAGCAAAAGAGATCAGCGAAAGCAATCCCTCTTTTGTAGAACCAGACAGAGGTGTGACATCAAAACCACACACCTTCTCGAGCTCATTAAGAAGCTCTTTTTTAGTAGGTCCTTTATCAATTGAAGACCGTTTTGGCTTAGGGGTAGCCGTGTATACGCCTTCCCGCACTAGCTTAGAACGCACAGAGCGAACTGATTTACTAACAGCTGCAGCAATCTCTGGCAAAGCTTCATTACCTGATTGCTTGTACATGCTGATAATTTGATCAACTTGTGCGGTAGTATAATTTACAGTTTTAGTAGCCATGAGAACTCCTTTTAATTGACTATAAGAAACCATACTCTTTTATTATATTAGTGTCAAGCACTAAAAAAGTGTTTAAAATCAAGCACTTAGCGCGCGGGGGCGCCGCGCCCTCTAACCCTTTGATATTAAAGGGTTATTAGGCGTTGGGTTATTCTCACAAATCTAAACAGTAACAACCTTATAGTTTTTTTCAAGAGCATTATAAAACTTAATAGCTTCACTATAATTTCTAAAATGCTTCATTATTTTTTTAGCATTTCTATAATCATGAGCTACCCACCATGAGTTACTACCTAAAGTTGTAAGGTAGAATTTGATACCCCCATATTCTTTTTCCTTGCGAATATAAAACATCAGTAATCAGCTCCTTGCAATTCGACTGAATACGCTTTACCATTTTCAGCCTCTTTTATTTCTTCATAAGGCGCACCTACCTTGCGATACAGCTCTAGCTTGCAACACTCTAGAGCGCCCATCATTTCATTTAGATACGCATAGCGTACACCATGCACTTCTAAAAAATTATTTATAAAACTAGATACTAACCAATTTAGCTCTCCAGCGTTGTTGGGTACCCATTGGCACCCTTGATCCATTACAGCTTCATCAACGCGTGAACGATCTTCTACGGGAATATAAGGCATTTATGCAACCTCCGACTGTACTGTTCCAACAGTTCTAAAATCTTTAAACATACTTACAAGGCGCTGGGCCTTTTGCTTTCCTTCATGCATAGCAATAGCTTGATCCGCACCTTCTACTAAGTCAGTCGTTTCTAGCCATGTCCAGTTTTTGAAATGCGTGAAGGCAACATCAGATATTTCATTAGGTGCAATGCTTGCACACTTACCTATAGCATATACTGGTTTTCCACAGCCATAAGCCATTCCAATTTCAACTAGCGCTCCGCGCTGTTCTTCGTTAAAATCTTCACAATATAGCAGCAAGAAATCACTATCCCGAACATCTTCATAGCACAAATTCCAAAGCTGATCTTTTTGATTTTGCACAAAATCACTATCATTTTCTAAGTCAATCCAGCGAGCTTTTACAGCATAGCCTAGATCATCACGCAGATTTTGAAATTTTTTATTGTGCCAAACTTTTCCAGCGGTGTAAAATGTAGTCATAAGATTTTCTCCTTTGTTATCTTATATAAGTTTATCGCATAGTTTTAACTGCTTTGCAACCCTAAAAAAACTGTTTAAAATCAACTACTTAGCGGGCGGGGCGGCCCTGCCGCTAAGCTATTGATTTTGCACGCTTTTTATAAGAACTCAGCTGCAAGTTGTACCGCTACCCATATTGCAACCGTACCTAGTAGAGTTACAACTATACCCAGCCAAAATTCTTTTGTAGCCAAGTGATACTTTATAATATCCAGATCGCTCATTTTTTAACTCCTTTGAAGCTGCTAGAAATTTTATTGTTGATTGTTGACGAACAACGGCGAGACGGAACAAACCATGAACCGTCAGCCCTTTTTACGGGCTGCGGTGTTTGGGGTTTACGCTTTGCGATTTTCATTTTACGCCCCAATTTTTTCTAAGAATTCTGGATCAATTTCAAGATCCGTTGGAATTCCAAAGCGGCGAATTTTTTCACCGGCAAGCTGGATGCTTGGCGAATAGCTATCACGCTCAACCATAGAATTGATTTTAGACCGTGGCACCCATAGTGCCTTGACTTCGACGCCCGCAAATTTGCCCTCTTGAACAAAGGCAACGGCTTTTTCGGTTTCGCGAACAATATATCCAAACATTTTAAATCCTTTCGTAAATGTCATAATATTAATATAAGTATATTTTCGCGGGTTTCAAGCCCATATTCAGCTTTTTTTGTAAAAATCTGCTAACCTATTGATTTTAAAGCAAAACAATTTTTTTTTAAAAAAGTGTAAAAAAATGCGTTATTGCCCTTGTATTATGCGAAAATATGCCTATATTTATATGTATAGGAGGAATTTAAAATGGCTAAAAAATCAAGAATCCCTGCAAAAATCCGCAACGAAGTTTTCGCGCGTTTTGATTGCTGCGCAGCTTGCGGCACTTGGGATGCTCGCGAAGCTGGTCACTTAGTTTCTGAAGCCAACGGCGGCGCAATGGTTTTAGAAAATTTTGTGCGCTTGTGCGATGTTTGCAATAAGGTGCAAGGAACCGCAAACGTAGTTTTTCGCGCCTATGCGCCGTATAGCGAAGCCCGCGCCGAAATAGAAAGCCGTCGCGCATATTGGGCAAAATATTGCAAGGCAGCCGCCGCCGGTATCGCCAAACCTTATCGGCCCGTATAGGGCCGATAAAAACTGCCGTTTTTAAAAAAAACTGTAGTTTTCTTATTTTTGCAACCTATGGTAGGGCGGTTTTGGCACATTACAACCTATGCGTGCGCTGCGCACACCCGCACGCGTTCCCCCAGTAATTTTTTGAATTTTCGTTAAAAGAGTTGGACATAGTACAAATACTATGATAACTTTATGCTATATACAATTAATTTTGTAAAGGAGTTTTACTATGATTGAAGAATTATCCTTCTTAGAAAAGAGTTTGTTATTCGCAAGATTATCAAACACTTCTTATAGAGATGAAACCCCTGCACGTAGAAGAGGTCAACAGCTAGGTTTTAGTGACATAACTTTTTTAGATCGTGACGGCGCACAAGCCTATTGCTTTTCAAGCAAACATGATTTAGTAATTGCGTGTCGTGGAACAGAGCCAGGCGAATGGAATGATGTAAGCGCTGATCTTAAAGCAGCTATGACTGCGGCAGAAACAGTAGGTCGAGTACATCGAGGTTTTAAACAAGAGTGTGATGATTTATATTCTTTGATATTACCACATTTGAAAGCAGCAGGCAACCGTAGAATATGGTTTTGTGGACATTCACTAGGAGCCGCAATGGCAACAATCTTGGCATCTCGTTGTCAAGATGATATAATGTTACCAGAGGTAAGAGAACTTTATACTTATGGCTCTCCTCGAGTAGGCAATTCAGCTTTTTGCTGTTCTTTAAGCGTTACTCATAATCGTTGGGTTAATAATAACGATGTTGTAACACGCGTGCCTTTATGGATAATGGGTTATCGTCATGATGGAGATGAGCACTATATAAGTTCATGTGGAAAGAAACGCAGTATTCATGGATTGTCAAGAGCCTGGGATCGTATACGTGGCATAGGCTTAGGTCTTGCTGCAGGTCGTTTTGATTCTATAAGTGATCATTCTATGCCCGGATATGTTAATGCTATAGAAAAGCTAATAAATGACTAACAAAAGTAATAATATATTAACTGTTAGGTTAATGATATTTTTATGCGTGTTTCTACATTTTGTAGTTATACCTGTATGGATGTGGAACTTAGGACTATGAAAAAGTACTGTGCTATTATAAATTTACATCCTGGAATACTTGACAATGCAGGCATGGCTACCACCCGCGCTCTTGCAAGTATTGGTTTTGACTGCGTAGTAGATACAAGAATAGGTAAAGTACTTTACTTTACGGCAGAAAGCGAAGAACAAGCACACAACGTTGCTTCTTCTCAGACAAATGAAGTTATGGAGACTTATGAGCTGACAGTAGTTTCATGAGTAGGTGTAATGCTACTCATATATCTTTTGAAGCCCTTAGCAACGGTGATCATCGTGCTTATGATGTGTTTTGTGGTATATCTAACAAAGGTCGTATATGGTACTGCAGTGAGCGTTGTAGGGATGATACACCTAAGCTGCGTTACAGAAATCTAAGTGAGGATATAAGCGATGACTGATAGAGAAATAGCTAAACTATTTTATATGGTAAAAGGCCATATTGTAGATAAAAAAACTATGGAAGATAGTTATAATGGTTATTTTAAACGCATGTGGGGTAACCATGAGCTTTGTTATCATGAAGATGGGTTTGACGAAGCGTATGAAAAACATTTGAGAGGTGATCATGAGACATAGCATTGAGAGTGTTATACAAAGAATAAACACTATGCACGATTTAGCTGTACAAGTACACAGACTGCGTAATGAGTTTTCTGAACAAGCAGAAAAAGAGTATGATAAAGATACTTGCAATCATATAATAGAACAGATACAAAGTTTAGCTGCGGGTATTGCCAATGATCGTGAAGGCCGTGAGATTATAACTGAGATGGAGTATAAACGATGAACACAAAATTTAGCATAGGAGTTGTTGCTGCGATAGTACTACAAGTAAGTGCGTTTGTATGGTGGACAGCTCAACAAGCACAAACAATAGAACAACTAAGTGAGCAAGTTGCACAATTAACTAGTAAAATGGCTGTAGAAGATGAGGTTAATATGGCTCGTGACTTATCAGACTTAAAAGATAAAACAGTAGAGCTTGAGGGCTGGATATCTGATATATTCTTTGATTTAGATGCTCTTATAGAGTTTGCAGCTTTTACTGAAAATAAATGGGCAGGTGCATATGATGAAGATCCAGGGTACAATAGAACATTTGGTACAAAGCCTGTACAGCCAGAATGAATAAGCTAACTCTACTTAGAAGTTTAACAGAAGAACTAAGAACTATTGATGGAGGCTCCTCCATCCAAACGGCTCACCTTCCTGGACCTAAACAGTATACGTTTAATACAGATTGCCATGAAAATTGCTTTCCAAGCTATAAGTTTTTATACGAGCTTAACGACTTTCCTACAATCTGCTTTTATATAGTAGAAGAAGCCTTTAGAGAAGCTGAAGCAGGTATTAGATATAAAACTGCTACTTTTAATCTTAGAGGCTATGTACATGAAGATTTAGGAGAGGATGAAGATTCTACTTGGTGGGCCGAAGCACTACTAGATGATATAGAACACGTACTTAATAATTTAAAAAACCGTGTAGACTGTTTAGTTGACGTAAGAATATTACAACTTAGCACTGATGAAGGTGTTATGTCTCCTTACGGAGTGGCTGATATGATCTTCACCATAACATATGAGAGCGAACTATGAAACACATATTTTTAATTACCGCATTACTACTTTCTACAACAACCACTGCTTTAAGCCAAGAAAAAACTATGACAGCTATGCTGCCATGTAACAATGTTATAGACGTATTTGAAGTACTTCGTAAAGTAGATGAACGACTAATATTCACAGGAGACAGCATGATCCGTGAGTCTAGCACAAAACAGTTTTACAGAGCAGGGCTGTATATATGGACAAACTTAGATACTAAAACAACTAGCATCACAATTATGTTTCCTGATAAAACAATGTGTTTACTAGCTCCTGTAAGAAACTTTCAAGCCTGGTCAGGTGATCAGCCTTGGGATAAATTAAAAGAAGACTTATAAATGAATGATAAACCAAACATACCTGTTACTTATAGTGAACAACTAAATGAATCACTCGCTGCTCCGGCGCTTGATCCTACATATCTACTTGTTGCAAATGATTTTCTAGCCGGTCAGAGCATTGATGAAATAGCTAAAAATCACTCATTGACAATGGACCAAGTAACCAGTATTATTGAGAATAAAGAAGTTAAATCTTACGTGGATAACGTTTATTTAAGCCAAGGCTACTTAAATCGCCAAAAGCGATTAACAGTTATAAACAAAGTTATCGACGAAAAACTACAGGAAGCTTTTGAGTCAGGTGTCTATTCTAAGAAAGATTTACTTGATTGGATGAAGCTTCTTAATGATATGGAAACCTCAGCACGACCAAAGCGCGATACTGGAGTAGCCGTACAAATCAATAATAACTACGATTCCTTGATGAAGGATCTGCTAGGAGACAAAAAATAAATGTCAGCAGGAAAGTATAATTTCACTTGTGAGCAAGGAGCTACTTTTGATAAAATCATAACCTATAAAGATTCCACTGGTACAGCGGTAAGTCTTAACAACTATTTAGTTAGGATGCACGTTCGTGAATATAGCGGTGGAGACCTTATAGTAGATTTACATAGTAATGCTACCTCAAATGGTCACTGTATATTAAATGGTTCGGTAGAAGACAGCGAAGATGGAGCTAACGGAAACGTTAGGCTACTAATTGCTGCAGCTAATACTTCTGCTATACCTCCTGGTTCTCTTAAATATGATCTCGAAATACAATCTCCTTCTGGAGTTGTTACTAGAATACTCGAAGGAAAATTTAACGTAGTTCCAGAGATTACAGTTTGAGCAACAGAGTAACCGTAAGTGAAACAGTACAATCCGTCACTGTCTCCGAGACCACAAATCAAGTAGTTGTAACAGCTCCTAATTCAGGGGCTATAAAAGTTGTAGAAGTAGGGATACGAGGTCCCAAAGGTGAAGAGAATGCCAACGTAGGTAATCTTAACATCGGTATAGGTGAACATCAAAATGAGATCACGGTGCGTTCAGGAGACGCCCGTGATCTTTTTATTAGCGCTAACACTTCTATACCTGGATCAAGTATTGTTGTAGGTTCTAATATTGTACCTATCTCTGATGAGGCTACGAGTTTAGGTACTCCAGAACGTAAGTTTAAAGAGATACACGTCGCAGAAGGTACAATTTTTATCGGCGCTAATTCATCTATTAGCGGCTCAACAATTGACATTCAAAACTTTAATGTAGATCCTGATGGCACAGTTAGAATTCCTGGTGTAAGTCTTACTGCTGATGCAAACGCTGTTGACACCGTTGAAATTGTTGCAAGTGACTTAGCTTCTAACGCTCAGATTATAGCTTTAACAGGTGATCCTGTTAACTTAAATACAGAGGTAAGCGATAATATTGTTGCGGCTATTAACTCTCTTTCAAGTGGTAATGCTCAACACCTACAAGATCTTGATGATAACGTAGTACAACTTACAGCTAACATCGGCGTAGTAAGTTCCAATTTAGATGCTTATGCTGCCTATGCTAATGCAGCTATTGCAGATGTAGGCGGAGAAGACATTGCTGAACTTCAAGCTAACGTTACTTCTTTACATGAAAATGTTGTAGCACTTGCAGACAATGTAAGCGCTAATATTGATGTAGTAAGTAGCAACATTTCTTCTCTTGATCTTCGTGTAACTGCTAATCTTGATGTTATTACTGCTAATGTAGATGCTCTTGAAAGCCGTACTCAAGCTAATATTAACCTTACCACCGCAAATGTAAACTCTCTTGATTTTCGTGTAACTGCAAACTTAAACTCTCTAGCTGGTAATGTAGAAGCTCTAGATGCTTCTGTAACTGCAAATTTAAATACTCTTACTGCAAACGTTAATACTTTAGAAGTACGCACAGTAGCAAACTTAGACTCTCTAACTGCAAACGTAAACTCACTAGAGTTTAGAGTAGATTCTAATGTAGGATCTAAAGCTGACTTAGTTACTGTTGACACTTCTAATTTAGTATCTGCTATTAATGAAACATATCTTAAAACAGGTTTTCCTCGCGCTAATATAGGCGATATAGTAATTAGTGGGTCTAATATTTCTTCTAATGCTGGAAGTATAACTCTTGACGCTACTAACCTACTACTGCTAGGAAACTTGATTGTAGAAGGAAATACTACTTCTGTAGATACTACAGTTACTACTCTAAAAGATCCTATTATTACTCTTGCCGGAAATACAGCTTTAGAATCTTCTGATGGTAAAGATCGTGGTGTAGAGTTTAGATACTATGAAGATAATCAATCTAAACTAGGATTCTTTGGTTGGAACGCTGCTTCTAATTCTTACTCATTTTTACTAGACGCTACAAATAGCGGAGAAGTATTCACAGGCAGCCCTGCAGACTTTAGAGCAGGTGAGATGACTGCAGATAGTATAACTGCTGGTGTGACTCAAAGTAACGTGTTTGGAGTAACAGTTGAAGCTACGCACAGCGTATCTACTGGTAACCTTGTAGCTCAAACTATCGAAGTTACTAATTTAATAGCTAACTCTGTAAACACCACTGCTAATACTCTTGCACTTGGAACAAGTTTAGACTCTTCTTTGGCAGATGGCGCTTATCAGTATTTTGATACTGATACAAAAGTCACAGATGCTATAGACATTCTTAATGAAGTTCTTGAAAATGTAAGAAACGATACTTTTGTAAAAGAAGTTTCTTTTGCTTCTAATATTACTGCAGGCAACTCTCCTCTAGCTGTTACACTTAGCATAACTGCTGAAGGCAATGCTAACAACTATGAAATAAGCTGGGGAGATGGAACAGCTAATACAACAACTTCTTCTACCTCTGTACCTCACACCTATGTAGTACCTGATGGAGGGTTACAAACTATAACAGTAACAGCTAAAAATACTTCAGGATCAGGTGAAGGATCTGAAGCCTTTTCTACTAGAACTAACTATATATCACTACAAACTCCTGCCCCTATAGCTGGATTTTCTATTGCTGACAATACTATAGACGATGCTTCGTCAGTAACTCTTACTAATAGTTCTCAGTTTACTGATTCTTATGAAATAAACTGGGGAGATGGATCATCTAATACTTCTCTAGGATCTAGTGGTGCAGGTACTCCAGGTGGGGGCGGCATTTCTCACACTTATAATAATACTGCAGGTGATGAAACTTATACTATAACTCTTACGGCTGCTGCCTCTTCAAATGGTCAAGATGATAGCACTAACTCTTCTGTATATGTATATTCTACTCATACACCTACTTTTACTTCAAGCGTTACCAGCGGTAACAATGAAGAAGCCACTTCGGGCTTACCCGTAACTTTTACTAATACTACTAGCAGTGCTCCAGGCGATAACTCTTCTTATCCTGATACTATTAGATATCAGTGGGATTGGGGAGATGGCTCTTCGCAGTATGTTAATACAGGTTCTGGTTCTAATGGAGATACTAATCAGAGCATATCTCATACTTTTGCTCTTTCTAATAGAGCAGTACAGCAAACTTTTGATGTGACCTTATCTTTATATAATGGTCATAGCACTTCTCCATTTTCAAGCTCAGCAACTACTATAACTGTAAACCCTGATCCTCGTTCTGAGTATACAGGAACTATGAGTACTATATCTGAAGGTCTTAATTCTTCTAGTGATAGGCTAGGATACTTATTTACAGACTATAGAGGTAACAAAAGAAATATCGCTACTTTTATAAATCAATCTGAAAATACTGATACCTATGAGTGGTCATTTGGTGATTCTAATACTGTTTCTATTTCTGAAGGTGCAGCAGGTACTCCAACAGGCGCTAATATTATTCATGAATATACTTCTACAGGTACTTACAACCTTTCACTACTTGCTACAGGAGATAACTCTTTGACAGCCACTGACGATACAGATACAAGAAGTAACTATATTCAAATAGATAATCCACCTAGCGCACCAGCAGGGCTATCTTCTAAAAGTATAACTATGACTTCAGAAGATGTAGGACTATCTCCTCTACTAACGTCTGGTTTTGATGATAATACTGGAGGAGCTAGTGCAAGTGCTGGAGACAGTGTAAATAGAACTGTAGATCAAATTGGTTTTATAACTACCGATGTTTTAAGTTCTTACGCTTATAATGCTGTATCAGGTGATCTAAGTGCTATTGTAAATGGAAGTGTGGATGGTACTAAAAGCTTTACTACTAGTAGCGATACAGGAACTTATACTTCTTTAGTTATAAGTGAAGATATCGATGCTAATGGTTCTGATGCTAGCGGCAACTCAGTTTCTGGAAGTAGCAGAATTTATCCTGAAGGATTTTACAGAGTATTTAAAGCTTATATACAAAAAAGCGCTACAACTGTGTCTGATGGTGTTAATTCTTTCTCTCTTCAACATAGTACAGAAGGGTCTACTAATACAGTTGAGATCGTGAAAGAAAGTTTAACGGATACTCCTAGTATAGATTTAACATCAGCGACGTTAACAGAAAGCGTTGCAGGCACAAAAAGATATATATCTGGAATTGCTTATTATAATAGCAGTGCTCAAGTTCTTTTAAGTGGGGCTCAAGTGTATAATTGGATTGATCAAACATATAGAGATACTTCTACTCCTTTTACAATAGCTCCTGCTACAAATTTTGAGAGCACAAGTGGTGACTCTATTTCAACTCAAAATAAAAATTATAGCGATCTTGATGGTGCCTCTAGTTATTTATCTAGTTCAATTCCTCTAAAAGGTACAGGAGTGAACAGTTCTAACAAATACACTTTGGGAGATATTTCTATAAATGTAAACGGTTCTGCAAGAGTTTCTGAAACTTTAAAATTTAGAATGAAAAATGTAAATGGTACAGGAAGCTACTCAGAGCTTTCAGATACTAAACTTCAAGTTTATAGTCAATCTATATCTGGATTTAATGAAGAGAGCATAGCAGTAAGTGATAACTTAGGCGCTACTTATAATGATGATGCTAAACGTATTGTAATATCAGGAGCTAGCGGTGCTACTCCTTCTTTCACGTCTTCTACAGATTATTTTAATACTTCTGCTTGGTCGGGGTCTCAAACTGTTGCGGGCACGGATGAAGCTATAGTTAGGTGGGGTATATTAAAGCACTTTAATACTGATCTAAGTAGTGGTTATTTGCCTATAGGCCCTGATCTAGCTACTGGACGTAATGGGGCCCAGTTTATCAGACTTGCATTTAGACGTTCTAATATGGCAAACTTCAAAGTAAGACTAACAGGAACTATCTCTTCTTTCAACATAGCACTCCCTGGATCTGGCATTGATAGCTCTTCTGGTTCTAATGGTTGGTTAACTGCTACAAGTCAATATAATGGCGCAGGTCAGCCAGGTTCTAATACTGGTAATAGTGGTAATGGTAGTGATGGTTGTGCATTAACAGGTGCTGATATAATACCTACAGGTTCTTATATCAATAATCAAGCGTACACTTTAACATTTGGAACAGAAAATGCTTCTAATTCAACAGGTAATCAAGTTTTGATATCAATAGGTCTTTCTACTGGCCAAAGCTTAACTTCTTTAAGTTTCGAGGAGACTAGCTAATGGCTATATCTGACTCACAAAAAATAGACTATCTATGGAAAAAAGTAGGATTTGCCGCTACTAAAACTGACACTAACGATAATAAGCTTGCAGCTAATGAAGCTATCCCTTCTCCGTTTATTGAACGTGGAGACTTAACATGGATACAAGCTAATTTAGTACCTACAGTAAAACCTTCAAGTTCTTCACAAATTGTTGAAATATATTCTGAATCTACTAGTAATGCTGTAGAGTGTGTTGCAGATAATACTTCTACTCAGCATAGAACTTGGAAGACAGGATTATCTAATTGGATACCTCCTCAGTTTGGATCTACGTACTTAGTAGTAATTCACGTAGCAGACGCTGGAGAAACAAATCCTGAAACTAATGGTACAAGACTATTTATAACAGGATCAGGAAATAATGATGAATGGTTTTTTGATTATGAATCAGGGGTACTAAATTTTATCGGTAATAACCTTCCTAACGGTATAAACTTTTCTGGAAAGAGTATATTTATATCTGGAGCAAGGTATATAGGAACTATTGGCATAGAAAACTTAGATGAGTTATCTTCTGTAAGTAATGTTAGTTTTTCCTCTGGAGGAGTTGAAAGTTTTACTATGAACTCAACCACTCAAACAGATGTTACTACTATCGAAACAGTAGTAAGTTCTTTTAATAAAAACGATTTTAACTTTGCAAAGCTAATTATCAATGTTCAAGATTTAACATATGGACAATACCAAAGTTCTGAGGTATTATTAGTCCATGATGGTACTGATGTAAAATTGACAGAATATGCGATTGTACATTCTAGTACGCAACCTATTGTTACTTTTAATGCTAATATAGCAACCGATAACGTTGAGATAAAAGCTAGCGCTGTAAGTTCAAATAATACTATTAAGATTCTAAGATTCTTAGACTAAGGAGACACTTAAATGGCAACGGAACAAAAAGACTTTAAGGTCAAAAAAGGTATTATAGTCGGAGGTAATATTTCTTCTACCTCCGGTGGATTCTTTTATGACAATACCGCTAACTCCCTCGCGTTAGGCGGAAGTGTAGTCGCGCTTCAATCTGCAGTAGATACAGTACAAAGTAATGTATCTGCTAATGCTACAGATATATTAACAGGCGTAGCTAACACTTATAATACTTATACTTCTCTAAAAGCTAATGTTGATCTTGTACAAGACAATGTTGTAATTGGAGTAGCTAATACCCATAATACTTATGTAACTTTATCAGGGTTAATAGATGATGTACAAGACAATGTAAATGCAGGTTCTACCTCTATTGATACTGTTCAAGATAACGTAGCAACAGCTAGTGCTAGACTAGACTCTCTAAAATACTTTAGACGCATTACAGCTAATGGTGTTAATGTAGATGCAGGAGCTAATGCGGATTCTCTTACTCTTACTGCAGGTGACGGTATCACTCTTATCGGTGACGCAGGTAGTAAAAGTGTAGCTATTCATGTTGATGGTTCTACTGATGTTAATACTGTACAGGATAATGTTGCCGCTACTAATGCTAATGTTAATTTAGTACAAGACAATGTAGCTGCAATTACAGATGGTACTACTGCCTTTACTGGCAATGTAACTATGAATCAAAATCTTACTGTAGATGGAGATTTAGTAGTTGGAGGTACTCAGACAACTATTGGCTCTGTAGATACTACTATCCAAGATAGAACTCTTATTCTATCTAATGGCGCTGCAGCAGCTTCTTTTGACTCTGGTGTTCTTATCTCTAGAGGCTCAGACGCTAACGTATTTGTAGGTTGGGATGAATCTGCAGATCAAATAGCTTTAGCATTTACACAAGATGAAGGAAGTAATGTAGTTACTGACTTTAACTTTAGTGGTTATGCAGATTTAAGAGTTAATAATTTAATTGTTGATGGAACAGTAGATGGAGTAGATGTAGCTGATCTTAGTACTAGATTTGGTACTGTAGAAGCTGATTTACCTACAATATCCTCTAATACAGTTACTAATGCTAACAGACTAGACTCACTAGTATACTATAATACTATTCAAGTATCTGGTCAAAGTGATGTAGCAGCTAGTGCTAATGCCGACGTTCTTACTTTTGTAGCAGGGACGGGCATAACGTTAACTACTGCCGCGGATGAAATTACAGTTGCATCTACTATTGGTGCAGACGTTGATCTTGTACAAGATAATGTTTCTGCAGTAGTAAACGGTTTAACTGCTGCAAACACTAATATTAGTACTAATACTACTAACATTGATACTGTTAATGCTAATTTAGATGCAGTTATTGACGGCACTACGTCTTTCACAGGGGACTCAACTTTCTTAGGTTCTGTTTCTACTCCTGTAACTAAACTAAATACTCAACTTCATGTAACTTCTAATGTTAAATCTTCTGTTGGCACAGCTGATACAGAAATATTTAACTTTCCTGGTACAGTATATAGAGCCGCAGAGCTTACTTTCTTAACTCAAGATATAAGTAACTCTGAGTATCAAATAAACAAAATGTTAATTGTTCATGATGGTACAGATGTTCACTTTACTGAGTATGGAGCAGTACACACTGGTACTAATGAGCTGTCTACCTTCAATGTAACTATTGATGGTTCAGATATAATATCAGTTCGCTCTAGTGGCGGAAGCGCTAATAAAAAGATATCAGTGGCTTCACACAACTTAATACAATAAACTAAGCTTTACAGAGAAATCTAACTAACTCTGTAAAGTAAATATAATCTTTTGGTGGATAGGGAAACTAAATGGTACAACAAGCATTTCGCGTAGACCAGGTGTCTACATCTAATATAGAATTTAAATCAAATTCTTTTATTTCTAGTATTGCAGCTGATGCAACTCTTGCTTCTAATGTCCATTTAGTTCTTCCAACTTCTGTAGGTTCTTCAGGTCAAGTTCTCGCTACTGATGGTAGCGGGAATTTGTCGTTTGTAAGTCAAGGAGTTGGTGGGCCTGCAGATTTAGTTCAAGACAATGTAAATTCTTTAACTAGCACTGTAGATAGTTTTGGTGTTTATGCTAACAATACTTTTGGAGCTGATGGAAGTAACGTATCCGTTGCTAATGTTACTTCTCAAGAGTTTTCAATAGATGGCAGTACAAACACTTTCACTCTTGTAAATACTACAGACAATGTAAATAAACTTTTAGTAAGTTATGGAGGTATTGCTCAAAAACCTTCAGAGTATACAGTTTCTAATACAGATCTAACTCTTAGTAATACTAGACCTCTAGTAGCAGGAACTACTGTAGAAGTTAGATACTTAGATTTTGAATTTTCAGGATCTGTAACTCCAGGTGGTGGAGGTGGTGGGGGTGTTATCTCTGGTACATCTTATTCTTCTACTTTATACAGTAATACTGCTGCAGGATTAACTACTTTTAATGAAGTTAGTACTCCATCTCTTCCTGCTTATACTGTGGGTAAAATAGGTGTATATGTAAATGGTGTTAAGCTAGCTAATAGTTCTTTTACTGCGACCACAGGAAATTCAGTTGTACTAGATAACTCTACTTTGCTAGGAGATGATGTTGAAATAGTAAACTTTGGTATGTCGAGCGCTTCTATTGACGATCTTACTGATGTAGATTTAACTACTAATGCTCCTGCAAACGGTCAAGCTCTTATTTATGTAAGTGCTAATTCTAAGTGGGAGCCTGGCAGTGTTGCAAGTAGTTCTAATCTTACAGTAGCTAATGCTTCCGCTTCTAGCACAGGATCTATTTCCTATGACAGCGGTTCAGAAGTTCTTACTTATACACCTCCTGACTTATCAGTATATCAAAGCACTTTAGTGTCTAATACTAATATTAAGACTATAAACGGTACTTCAGTATTAGGATCTGGAAATATTACAATTAGCTCTGGGGGAGGAGTAGCTGGTACTATTGGTAGCTTAACTAAAAGTTTTGCTAATAATGAAAGTGCTACTATTACTTTATCTTCTAATGTTAGCCCAGTACCAAATGTAAGTGTGTTTAAAGAAATTCCCCAACAAGGATTTAGTTCTAAAGGTCAGTGGGACGTTAATGCTAATGCAACAAATTATGACTTCTTTGATGAGAAACCTATTTCTTATGCTAGTTCAACATTAACACCAAGTGCAACAGGTGATGGTACTTTTACTAATAACAATGCTACAGTAGTCGGTTATCAAATGTCGAGCACTGTTAATCTTAATTCTACTTCTCCAAGCATTACAGCCCAGGGTAGTGGAGGTTCTTGGCAGGTGGTAGAATTTGATCCCACTGGTAATCATGTATATATGGTATCTGGCACAACTCAAAGCGGATATGCAAAAACTGTTTATCAATATAGTATGTCTACTCCACATGATTTAAGTACACTAAATACTACTCCTGCAAATACATTAGATATGTCTAGCAGGGTTGCAGGTACTGCAAATACTTATTGTCCTTTACATATAACTAATTCCGGATATGATTTATATTTTGGAGATTATCAAAACAACATAATCTATCAATGGAAGATGTCTACTGCGTATGATCTTAGTACTGCATCCTATCATGGGGCTTCTTCTGCTATTTTTGTGAATAGTATGCCTAGTTTGTTTATACAACCTAACGGGTTAACTGGGTATCAGGTTCAAGATGGTATTTCTGGAAGTGCTGTACTAAGAGAATTTACTATGTCGACCGCATGGGATATTACAACTGCATCTCTAAGTGGAACAACTTCAAGCACTCTTATATCTCGAACACAAGCTGTTACTATTTCCCCTGATGGTACTTTGGTAATAGCCTCTGATGCTTTTGGTAGTACAACTAGTAAGTATTTTACTATGTCTCCAGGCTATGATTTATCAAGCTTAAGTTCTGGAACTTCTTTTACTTGGCAAGGAAATTCAAGTCACACCACAGATACCAGATTTAGCTCCGATGGGGCTCTATTGTATGGGTGGACTGGAACTTATATTTACAACTATACAACTGGTACTACTGCTGCTTTCAACGCAGCTGACGTAGGTAAGAAAGTAGTCGGTAACTCTGGATCTGCTATTATTACTTCAACTGCCGGTACATATACTTCAGTCACTCCTTTTGCAGATACATCGGCAATTTCTTCTTGGCAGCTGTTTGGTGCTCAAGGTAAGGCTGATGGGTCTGGTATTCAATTAACATCTATCGGTGGTGGTTATGATTTTTCCAACTTATCATATGCTGGAAGAAGTTTTTATCTTACTGGTGCAGTTGCGACATTAATCGGCCCGCAAGGTATGGCTATGAAGCCTGATGGAACCAAAATGTGGGTCATAGATAAATCTTCAGACAAAATCGTTGAATTTTCATTAAGCACTCCTTATGAAATCGATACCGCTTCTAGCACTGGCACTGCATTAGATATACTTTCTTATGAATCAGCTGGTACGGGTATACATGTAAACTCAGAAGGCACAAGACTTATTATAATAGGAAGTAATCAAGATGAGTGGAACGAATTTCATTTATCTACTGGATGGGACCTCACAACTGCTACTCATGATCAGGTTACTTCTATTGCATCTAAAACTTCTGGGGTTTCAGCCCCTCAAGATTTAGTATTCAATGATGATGGTACAAGAATGTTTATACTTGGCGCAAACGTGGATAAAATTTTGGGATACACTCTTTCTACAGCTTTTGATATTTCTACATTAACTTCTGCTGGAGAGTTATCAACAGCTTTGATAGATGGAACTCCAGGCTCCTTGAGTATTAATAACGATGGCACAGAACTTTATATATCAGGAACGCAATATGATAATTTACTAATGCTTAAATTGGATACTGCATATGATCTTAGTTCTTATAATGCCTCCGCTAGTCTAACGTATAGCTGGACATCTGATGGATCTGGTATAGGCACAAATGCGGTTGAAGGTATTACAATATCTAAAAGCGGAACTAAAATGTATCTTACTGCAAGTAATGGGTATATTTATGAGTATGATTTCGGCGCGGCGGGAGCAGGTAATTTTAACTCTTATTCTCCAGCACTCACAAATTCATCTACTGGGCAGATTAACTCATCTGCTTGGCTAGATATTAATTCTATGACTGCCGACGAAACTAAAAATGATGGTGACGTCTTCTATGCGGTGTCTACCGATAATCGGACAAGCTGGGGTGTTGCAAAGGCATCAGACGGTGTAAGAAAGATTGTTAAGAATAACTCTGGTACTTGGCAGTATAATAATGATGGCGGTAGTAGCACTACTTCTCCGTTTTCTTTATCTTCACCAAGTTATGAATCAGAAATTAAATTAGATACTGGTACTGGAGGATGGAATAGTAGTTGGCCAGCTGAATCGGTAGCATTTAATAATGATGGTACTAAAATGTACGGTATTATAAATGCACAAAATTCAGGACAAAATCCGGCTGTCTATGAATTTAGTCTATCAACTGCTTATGATGTGAGTACTGCTTCATATACTACTTGGATTAATGTTCAACCCAATACTGGAAACAGAGGTTTAAAATCTCACGTATCCTTACAGTTTTCTCCTAATGGACAATATATGTATGTTAACAGCGCATCATATGACCAGCTCTCCGTATATACACTGTCAACAGCTTGGGATATAAGTACCGCTTCGCATACACGTAATGTGGCCACCACTGGCTTTTCAACAAGCAGAGGTGGCTTTGTAACAAGTAATGGTATTATTTGGCATGGCGCTCTTGGAAATGTTCAAGATTTAACCTTTCAACCAATTAATGATTATAGTTTAAGTTCAGTAGGATCAGCACAATATATATCAGGTGCCTTTGGTTCTTTTAATCCAGAAACTCTTGTTGCAAATGCGGATGCAACAAAAATATTTATTCATACTGGTAATACAGGATCTGGAAGTGAGGGATGGGTAGAATATACAAGATCATCATCTAATGCACTTTCTACTTCAGATACATTAACTCAAACTAATGTATGGAATCATGGATTATCATATGACCCTAAAGCTGGACAGTTTTCGCCGGATGGCACAAAAATGATAATTGCTACAGATGTTACTGGTGGTAAAGGTGCCAGAGTATTTTCTACAACTGGAACAATTTTATCATACGGAACATCCGAAACTTGGGTCAATGGTACAAACAACAACGAGCATGCTACTTTACAAGAAGCACTAGGAGCTCAGTCAATCAATAGAATGAACAAAGCTCAACTGGATGCTGTCGCAGATGCATATCATTTCAGTCAAGATAGTGCAGATACTCTTGATCTAATGATTGCTCCATATGCAGCTTCTGGAACTTCTCCAATATCAGATGGTGTTACAATTAATTATGATGCAGAAGCTTTAGTAAAACAAGCAATACCAGGAACAGATTATGAAGCTTATTTTCCTTCTCCTAATTCAACATCAATAACTTCTTTAGCTGCTCAAAATCTAAAGATTAGGATAATATAATGACAGATATTAATGTTAAACTACTCGATATAAGTTCTGCTAGTGACGGAGACGTATTAAAATACGTAGCTGCTAACGGTACTGTGGAGTATGGGGCAGCTCCTGGTGCTTCTTCTGTTAATACTCATGTAGTTAGTGTTTTAAGCGGTTCTTTTTACATAGACAGCGCTCCTACTCCTACATTATCTCTTGAGCCTGGTAGTACTTATAAGTTTGATCAGTCTGACTCTTCTAATTCGGGACACCCTTTACGTTTTTCTAGCATATCTGATGGTACTCACAATAGCGGTACTGAGTATACAACAGGAGTTACTTATGTAGGTACTCCTGGTTCTAGCGGAGCTTATACCCAAGTTGTAATAGACTATAATACTCCAACTTTATACTACTATTGCTCTAATCATTCAGGTATGGGCTCTAATTCTGTAGTAGGTAATCCAGTAGTTCCTTCTCAATCTACTGATTCTAATAGAGTAGTATATGATTTAGCAGACCCTACTAACTCCATAGTTTTAGACGCTAAAGACGGGTTAGCTCCCGCAACTTTCCATGGTGACATTATAGATGCAAATGGTAATGTTATTGTAGATGTATCTAGCACTACTACAACATTTATAGGTGGTTTTGCAGGTAATATGTACGGAGGAGACATATATGATAACTCCTCTACAGATAAAGTACTAACATCAGGAACTAATACTAATGATTCTGTTTTAGATGTTTATACTGCTAATGTTCATAATTTAAATACTACAGGCACTACTAACTTTGGGGGGTCTGTAACTTTTTCTTCTGGACTAATAGATTTTATAAGCTCTAGTCCTACAGGTACTTGGAGCGGTAATGTTGCTACTACTAGTGGGGCAGCTACTATATTATCTGTAGGCACAATAGGTGATGGTAGCGATGCAGTTTTGTATGCTGATGTTCAAGGTAGTATTACTGGAGACTCGACTGGAGATACTACTGGTAATGTTATAAGCTCTTCAAATGGTCATGTCGTAGTTGATACAGGTAGTTCTAGTACCGCACTAATATATGGTACTCATAAAGGCGACTTAGAAGGCGCAATTAGAAACTCTCAAGGTCAAGTAGTACTAGACAATGGATCTATAGGAGGATCTCCAAGTTTTGGTGGCGATGTCTCCGGCGATGTAAGTGGTGACCTTACTGGTAATGTTATAAGCTCTTCAAACAGTCATGTAGTAATTGATACAGGTAGTTCTAGTACCGCACTAATATATGGTACCCATAAAGGTGATTTAGAAGGTGCAATTAGAAACTCTCAAGGTCAAGTAGTACTAGACAATGGTTCTATAGGAGGTTTTCCAAGTTTTGGAGGAGTAAGCTCTACAGTATCTAATCTTTCGAATCATAGTATACAGGCTATTGGAGATATAAACAGTAATGATACCATTTCTAATGGAGATTTTTTACTGTATGACAACTCTTCTAGCCATTTTGCTTTTGTAAATTTTGAGGCAGAGGTTAATAGCTATATAACTGCTTCTACTAGTAATCTTCAAATACAAGATTTAACAGATGTAGACAGTGTAGATAGTCTTGCAACGGGAGATATCTTATTATATGATAATTCTTCTAGTCAGTTTGCTTTTGTAAACTTTGAAGCTGAAGTACTAGCTTATGTTAATGCTTCTACAGGGCATAACGCTAATGACTATAATACCTACACTACAGTGAGCAGCTTAATTGATACTGTACAAGCTAATTTAACTTCTGTTATAGGATCAGCACCTACTACCTTAGATACTTTAGCAGAAATAGCAGCTGCTCTAGAAAATGATGCTAACATAGCGGTAACCTTAACTAATTCTATTGGAAGTGTAAAATCTAATGTAGATTTAGTTCAATCTAACGTAACGGCTATCCCTGATAGTGCTGCTAATGACTATATTACATATACCACTTTATCTGGATTAATCGATACCGTACAGTCTAATATAGTTACTAATAACGGTACTGCCAATACTTGGGTTAATTCTAACGATCATACAACTTATACTACTGTAACAGCTAACTTATATAATACATATATATCTTTACACTCAGATGCGGATCTTATTCAAGATAATGTAAATTCTTTAACTTCTATAGTTGACAGTGCTGATGCTAACCTATACAATACTTATAATACTGTAACTGGATTAATAGACACAGTACAAGACAACGTAGGAGTAAGTTACTCAGTTTATGGATCTAGTGATCAATTTACTATAGGAACTTCTAATACTTTTTCACTTTCTACTGCTGTTTCTAATGTAAATAATATTATAGTAAGTTTAAATGGTATTGTACAGTACCCTACTTTAGGATATGAAGTATCAGGATCTACGCTAACTCTAGCTAATACTGCTCCTATTAAGCAAGGATTAGTTTTAGAAGTAAGACACTTAGAATCTGGAATTACAGCAGCTACGTGGTCAGAAGCATCTTCTAATACTGTTTTGGCTACAGAAGAAAAAGTAATAGTAGATACCTCTACAAATCCTATAGTACTAACTTTACCCAATAATCCTTCTTTAGGTAATGAAGTGAGAATAATAGACGGGGCTGGAAACGCTTCAAATAATTCAATAACTCTATTTGGTAATGGTAGTAATATTGAAGCAGAAAGCTCAAATGTCGTAGTAGATGTAGATAGATCTGCATTTACTCTTGTATATTATAACACCTATCATGGTTGGTTATTTGGAGAGAAGTAATTAATGTCACGTAGATACTCACAAGTAAAAAATATAGATAAACCTGTACAAGATAGAGCAGCTCTTCCTACTACTAACAATGTTATAGGAGAGAGAAAATTTGTAACTTCAGAGCAGGCTATATATCAGTGGGACGGTACTAAATGGGTAGATACTCAACTAGACTTTGATCTTACTATCGCCCCAGAAGTTTTAGAAATACAAGTAGATGCTCCTGGTGCGGGACAAGACACTGATTGGTTATGGACTTGGGAACAGAGCACTCTTCCTTATGCTAGAAGAACTATAACTAACAGCCCTGAAGTAAGTGTTCCTTTATATAGAGATGGTACTTATACAATAAATAATTATGCTAAATCTATTCATGGATCTATGACTCAAGCTCATAGCCTTTTTTTAAAGTGGGTTGAAGGTGCCGGTTCAGATAATTTAATAAGCTGGTCGGTAGACCAAGGAAATTTTACAGATAGTCACCCTTCTATAAATGGGGGAGCTAATACTACAGTGCAAAGACTATCTGTAAGTGTTCCCAGTACTATAACTACTCCTACATTAACAGCTCCCACAGGAGTGACTTATAATATAAGTTTTGT